TAGAGACAATAACCATCGGGGTTAGTATCAAGAAAATTCTTAACCACAGCGAGAGAAAAGAAAGTCTTTCCAGTAGAAGACTCTCCAGCAATAGCAGTAATCTTATTCCCAGATACACCACCAAATAAACTACCTGAGACCAGTGCATTAAAAATGTACGAACCTGTGTCCACATAAGTTTCCGTCTCATTTATTTCTGATGCAAGAGAAGCATACTCTCCACCAACTTCTTTAATAAGATCTTTAAGAAATTCCATTTTTCTCCTTCATGTAGTTCATTTTGTAAGTCCAGAGTTTGGCATAGAGAGCATTATCCTTATGCTTCAATAAAGCAAGAATCTTCTCAAACTCTGTTCTGTTAATAGGCAATTCCATTATCCAAAGAATGATTCTAGAGTGACAGTTTTCTCCATCTTCCACCCAATGGCCTCAAGAATAACCTTGAGAGGTTCTAAGAATGCTTTCTCAAATTGTAGATCATAGTCAATGTATTGGTCAAGCCCTAACTCTTTAGGGAACTCAGAGATAAACGAAATCACATTCTCATGGATGGAGTTTGGTTTTTTCAGATAACAAAACTTGATCTTCTCACCATTGTTAATGGCAGAATACTTGTTAGTCAGTTTCCGTTCCTTGATGTAGTGGTTATAAAGGAGAGCACCTCTTGCATGAATTGGTGTTCCCTTTGAATAGATGGTTGAATAAGACTTATACTTCTCAACATCAGACACAGTTCGTGGGAAAGAAATCTCCTCAGGTGGAAGATTCCTGAACTTAGTTCGGCATCTGTCGATATAGTCAATCACATCCTCTTCAGTCGCACTCATCATCAACTTGAGAGCATCCTTAATCATTGTCCTACAAGGAGCAGGAGTAGATGATTTGACTGCTTCAATACCCATGATCTTAAGTTTGGGTTCAGTGTAGGCAACACCCTCACTGTTCCATACATTCAGAATGTATCGCTTCTTTGCAGTCCAGATACCACGGTCAGCAATGTTCTCCCTCTTCATCTGCATCTTTTGGTCATAGGCATTAACATAGGATGCCAAATTCTGATAACTGTCTTCAATGAAGGGTTCCAACTTATCCTGACATACTTGGTCAATGATAGAAACGATCTTGTTCTTATCTGTGACCTTATCACCAAGAAACTTACTAACAATAGGACCGAAGTTCAAGTAGATTGAATCAGTATCTGATGCAATCACATAGTCTACGTCTTCAGTTTTCAACAGATTATTTAGATACCCATTCATCCTATTCTCGATCCAACGGATTGAGACCTGACCAGACAGAGTGATTGCTTCTGCATTGGCAAGTTTGTAATACCTGAAGTATTGGTTACCAATGGCACCATAGCAACTATTCAGGCAGATCTTACGGACCATCTGGAAGTTGTTGAACTTGGCAATATCCTTAACTGTCTGATCTCTCAGTTTGAGTAGTTGAGCATCAGACAACTTAGAATAGTCATTATCAGAGACATTGATCTCTTTCTCTGCACCCTCTCCTGCACCACCGATTAGATAGCCCATTTAATCAACCTCACCATTTTCATTCTAATCTTGTGAAAGATTAATTCTCTTTCAACACCAGGATCATCGCCACTCCAGACAGATGGAAACTTGACTGCATGACACCTTCTGCAGTGACCAGTAATAGGAACTTTCCTTAAACAAGTTTCACACCTCATTTTAGTCCCCTCCTCTTCAACTCAGATTCAATGTCTACCAGTTTTTGCTTTGACTTGAGCATCTGCTTCTTGAATGCTTTACGTTCAGCATACATCTTTTCCATCAACTCTGGCATAAACCCTTTGACATCCTTCCTAAACATTGCACCATTGGCACAAACTGCATAGTCTTTGTACATCTCAAAGGTGACCTCTTCACCCAGAATCTTATTCACACTGACGTTCGGATGCCTATCTTCTACCAGAGTCTCTGGGGAGATGTTGTATTGCATAATCAGGTGTGGATACAGAGAGTTCAAGTCAAAACTCACCACCCAGTCATATACACCAGGTTTCGGTTCCTTCACATAGGCACCAGCAAACTTATCACTCTTATCACTGTTATCCTTCTGCGGGATGACAATGTTTCTCTTCTTGAGATAATTGTAGATGATGGTATCCCACAGTCTTACCTGGAACATAGGGTCAACAAAGTTCACCTTTGCATCAAATGCCATGGTAACAACCAGTTCAATTAGTCGGAGTTTGTCCTCCAACCTGTCAACCAATTCCACGTCAATGATGTTATAGTCAACAAACTTCTTCCAGTTACCATTATAGAAGTCTTTGAAGGTGTCGAACTCGGAGTGGTCCAACTTCTTCTGACCAAGTTCTACCTGGGCAATATAATCCAGTCGATATGACTCTTGGTTTGTATAAGTAAATTTCTTATAAAGTTCAAGATAATCAAGAGTGGTAATGCCACCGATATCAAATACCTTATGCTCTCTTCCAGAGATAAACACCTCTTTTTGAGTAACAAGACCCCAGGGAGATAGATTCTTCTTCTGACGTTCACCTAAGACGCGCTCAACCCTACCGCAAATATAAGGGATATCATACAATCGAACATTCCAACCAGTGATAACATCTGGCCAATCTTCCTGCCAATAATTCACAAATGCTTGAAGCATATCTGCCTCTTCTTTGTGATAATGATATGTCACATTGCCTTGAGTAGGATTATATGGCTTCCTACCCCAGGTGGTAATCTTCTTAGTGGCATAGTCCTGAATAGAGATGGTCAACATCTCTTCAGAACAAGAGTCTGGATCAGGGAACCCCTCTTCTGATGCGACCTCAATATCAATGGTCACAAGTTTCATCTTCTTCACATCAAACTTGATCTCATCCTGAGGATAAGTATCAGAGATGTATTGGTAAATGTATCTCTCGTTTCCATAGATCTTAAACCCATCCACACCGTCATACTTCTTGTAGAACTCTCTACAGTCTCTGACGGTGCCAGGTTGAATCTTCTCTACATATTCTCCTTCCAGTGTTCTATATGGGGTCTCACCATTTGCTTTGACAAAGAGGGTAGGACGATAATCGTCCTTATATTGAACTCTCTTGCCATTCTCATAACCACGAACGAGGAACTTGTCCCCAACCATCTGAACATTGGTATAGAATTTCATTACTTCAGAAGGTCCTCATACTTTTCAGTCAGTTTACTATTAGGGTCAGCAATAGTCAAAATCTTATCAGAGTGAATCATAAATGTATTTTGTCTGGTCACATTTACCAACCAAGGGTGCAATGTGCCATCATCTTTGAGAACAAAGGGTTCAGTCAGTTTACAGTCTGGTTGACCCAAATCTGTAGAGACTTCATCAATTTGCGTCAGAAGAATCAGATCGTTCGTCAGAACCAGAAGTTTCAAGTTTTCGAGATTCATAATTTTCTACACCTTTGAGGTACATGTCTTTCAATTTATCTAGGGGGTTGACAATACTAACAACCCAGTCTGTCGGAACAGGAATGATTTCATCCTTGCTTAGGGGCATCCAAGGTGTCAGTTGCATCTTGAACGGTGATGGAGTATTACCCTCTTGATCCGACTGAGAACCAAAAAGATTTACTCGGCAAGGATACTTAAAGTAGTAACCAACTACCATGTCCTTAACGACCATCTCTTGGACATCAGCAACGATGTCTTCACCAGATTTCAATACAATCAGTTTTACGTTCATTCTTCTTTATTCTTCGATACCGTGTTCCAATAGTTTGCAAGTGCTGCCAAGACCTCAGGAGTTTCTTCCCACTCCCAGATCTCTTCATGACCTTTGCTGTCAATTCGCTTGTGTTGTTTGGTTGCCATGACATTCTCCGTTTCAACCATTATACCAGAAAAAAAGGGGGTTGTCCACTGGTTTTTGCCAGTGGCACCCCTGCGCCGACGATATTCAATTATATTTAGAGATAATCTTTGCGGGCGTGGTGTTCTGGAACTACCTTTCCAAGTCTGATAACCAAGAGTCCGTCTTCAAAGGTGACTTCCCTGACTTCTGTGTCGTCGGATAGAGTCCACTCTCTTTGAAAACTTCTTTGAGCCAATCCCTTGTGGATAAACGTCTTGTCCTCTGATTCGGATTTCTGTCCGGTGACATAAAGTTTTCCATACTCCGTGAAGACATTGACTTCCTCCTTTTTGAAACCTGCCAATGCAATCTCTAGTAGAGATTCCACATTATTTACTTGAATCAAATTGTAAGGTGGGTAATTTGTTACAGAATGATTGAGAACTCTGTCAAAGTAATCATCCAATCCAATGCTGTTCTTGGCAATCTTATCCATTAGGCTGGAGAGATCTGCCGCAGTATACCTTGCTAAGGTGTTCATTATGGTAGCTCCTTGTTAAAGCGAGTTTGTTTTGTGTGGACCCTTTCGGCGTCCATACTAATTATACAAGAAAGCATGAAAAAGGAGAGTGTGGTTTTCTACACTCTCCTTTAGGGTGTTCCGACTTGTAGAGTGCCGCACGAATGGCACATCATTATTTATTACTCAGTGGGTTCGGTCTTCCCTTTCTTACCAATATTATACTTCTGCTCCAGAGTCCACTCGTTCTTGTCCTTGTAGGGCAGAACCTTGATCTGATTCAGAGGTGCAATGTCCTGAATAGCATCTTCTTTGACTACATCAATCAGACCCCAGTCAACCAGCAGTCTGGTGATTCTGTTGCGTCTCTGAACATCATTCACTGTCAGGTTTGCATACTTACCATCCAGAGCAAATAGTTCCTTAAAGTGAACAATATAATACTTGCCCTGCTTATGCAGAATGTGGCAAGACTGATAGAGTTTCTTCTCTTTCCTGGATGCAACACCAATACGGGTCAGTGTCTCACGAACTTTCAGAAAGTCATCAGGTTCATTCAATTTAACCTCCACCATTTGGTCTTGCGACCAATTAACCTGAGGTTCCACAGTTTGTGTCATTTTTTCCCACCAATGTCAAGTTTGTCCTTAATAAAATCTATTTGTTCAGGTGATAGAATTTTCAGTGCTTGGGTTGCTTTCTCATTACTATATCCATAGTATGATTTCACAGACTCAATATCTGATATTTTATCCTTTCTGATCCAGGGAGAGAATCTCTTCCTTTTTCTCAAGATATTTATATAAAATTCATATTGCATATCTTTGTCCAAGAAGTGATACTTATTCATTTCATTGGCAAACAATACACAATCAAGGTGACCAGACAAACACCTATTGATAATAAACGGTGGGTAGTCTTTTTTGACAGAAGGATCTTCTTGGATAAGATTCTTCTTTGTAAAATTAATTGAGTTCAGCCAGTCCTTTAGTTCCATATCAAAATACAGCAGTCACACTTACAACTTGTGCCCCAGGGTTTCGTGCCAGAGCAACTTTTCTGGCATCCTGATAATCTGTGGCAATCACCTCTTCCTTAAAGACCGTTCCTGCCTTATACAATGTTACTTGGCATTTCATAGTTAAACAGCAATAATTCCTTTCTACTCTTTTGCTCTCGCATATATTCACCAACTGACCTCATTGTATAAGTAAGGTCAAACTCGGCAGCATTCCAGTTGGTAAATCGGTCTTTGACTAATTGATCAGAGTTGTAACTAATCAACTGATCAAGACTACAAGCAGAGCAGTCAGCAGCAAACCTATCGTGATCAAATCCTTTGTGCATTGACCCTTTACGCCCATAGAGGTTATCCTTAATGTCATAAGGAGGATCAAGATATACAAAAGCATTACCTTCACTACTAAGTAAGTAGTCATAGGAGTAATTAGTTATACGCCATTTTTTGATTATTTCTGAATATCCTGGCAGTTTGTCAATACCTTTGATTGAGAAGTTACTGTCACTTGCTTGGGCGGAGAAGGAGGAGGACTCAGTAAGACCTGAGAAACTACACTTATTAACCACATAGAAGGAAACAGCACGCTGGAAATCTTCAGTGTCTTCCAGAGGTCTAGCAAGATATGCTTTGGCGTCAAGGAATAAGTTTCTAGCACTGGTAGGTTCAACATGACGATATTTCAGTTGTAATAATTCATCTCTCATCTCCTGACCAAACATTTGTAGTTGTTGCCAGAAGTTGACCAAAGGTTCATATAGATCATTCACCCAGATCTTAAGGTCAGGATACTTCTTAGTGATGTGAATAGCGACACTACCGCCACCAAGGAATGGCTCACGGAACTCACCATACTCCCTCAGGTCGGGGAAGTATTGGTCCATCTTGGCGACTGCTCTACTTTTTCCGCCAGGATATCTTAGACAAGTTTTAAGAGACTTCTGCGTATAAGACATTCAATTTCTCCATAATAAGGTCATACTTCTCTCGGCGTCTAATACCAAGATAAGGTTTCATTAACTCAGTCCATTTTTTTGCTGATTCTCCTTGAAGAGAAATATGGTAGCAGGGTTTTTGTCCCGCCGCTTTATGGACTGGTCCACCATCACTCCAAGTAATTTTCCTACCATCCATTATAGCAGCAACACGCTCCATAATATCTTGATCGGTCATAGACATCTTCATAATAAGATAATCTTTTTCAGTATAAGTTTTTCCATTAGCAAAAGTTCTTGTTCTTCCTTTTTTATAAGACCAAGACCCTTCACCTTCCCATATACCAGTGACCCAAGCAAGTTCAGTTTCTGTTGGTTCTCTATGTTCGTAGATAGTACCTTTAGCCATAACTCATAAACTACTCCACTTCTATTTAGTAGGGGTGTCTTCAGAGATTTTTGGGTACTCATAACGATTCAATTTGTCAATGTATTCATAAATCAAAGACCATCCAAACTCATAGGTATTACCCCGTTCATCTTGCAGATA